ATACGGATATCGTGGTATTGGAGAATGGCTCTACAACCCAGAAGATTACTATAGCGCAGTTGAAAGAGGCGCTAGGGATTAATGCACTAAACACGAATTTTAAATTCTACAGTTCCTTATCTCAAATTGGATTAACAGCAGCTGCAACATGGGATCAGATACTTATTAAATTAACTGATGGTACTGGAATGAAATTTGCTGCATGGAAATCAGACTATCCTAATTTATCAAATCCATGCACAAGTAATAGGCAATTAATAACTGTTTGCAGATCATATTCAGGTTATTCTACTATAGAAGTGTGGGATATTGATAATAACGTTCGCCACTTTACAGCGCATAATGGAGATAACTATAGACCTTGGAAATCATACTAAAACCACGTTACACTCTATGTTTTTAATGCTGTTGACAATCAGCTGCATTTACGTTTCTTTGTATATAATCTGCAAGTATCAACAAATGTTGCCCAATCACTACTGTATTGCCATCTAACTGTATATGTTCAAGATGAAATTGCAAATTCTGGAAAGCTTAATTGAGCATAATAAGCAATACTTGGACATCTTGTTGAATTGGACTATATACTTTTATTTTCCCAGTAGTATTTGTGTCTCTTGCAACAACGCAACCAGCTATATTAGAACTTGCACCAATAAGAACGGGAAATGATATTTTATGTTCTGGCAGGTTTGGAAATGTATATTCTCTAACCACTCCTGCTGAACATGTTAAAAGTTCATGCGTATACTTCGTGTTTTGCGACCTTCTTTCCTCTGGATGCTACAATAAAGCAGAAGGAGGAATAAAGGTTATGGATATACGAAATACGATTATTAACAATGTATTGCTGGCGGTGCAATCTTTATTAGATGATCAGCAGCTCCAGGCAGTACAGGATGCGCTCTGTATTCAACTGAACAGTTACGAAGTGCAGGAGAGAAGTACAGAACTAACGGTAGTGGACAACACTCCAGACAGTATGCTGGCAAAATATATAGCTACCAAGAGAGTAGAAGGAAAGGCAGAATCCACAATTCGGCGTTACTACGATGCGTGTTACATGATGATACACACTCTATATAAGCCACTGCATGAGATTACTACCTACGATCTCAGATACTACCTGGCCGCATACAAGGAGCGCCGGAAGGTAAGCAATCGTACCTTGGACGGAATCCGCCGATGTTTCAGTAGTTTCTTTTCCTGGCTCTCTGCCGAGGGCATGATCGGAAGAAACCCATGTGCAGCACTGTCCCAGATTAAGTACACGAAGGTAGTGAAAAAGCCCTATACCGCACCAGAAATGGAGCGACTAAAACAGGTCTGTACAACACTTCGGGATCTGGCGCTGATAGAATTTCTTTATGCTTCTGGCTGCAGGGTATCAGAAGTGGTAAGGCTCAATCGAAACGATATAAATTTTCAGACACAGGATGCAGTAGTCCTGGGAAAAGGAAACAAGGAGCGGAGAATCTACCTCACCCCTGTGGCGCTTATGCATTTGCAGGATTACCTGAATACACGAACGGACACAGATCCGTGCCTGTTTGCAAGTGTGAGAGTACCAGTGCGGAGGTTATCAAAAGCGGGGATTGAAAGAGCATTAAAGAAGTTAGGGAAGGCTGCCAAGGTTACAAACGTACACCCTCACAGGTACCGGAGAACTTTGGCGACCAACCTTCTTGATCGTGGGGCCAACATCCAGGATGTGGCAGCAGTCCTGGGACATGCTGATCTGAAGACCACTCAGGTATATTGCTATATCAGCCAGAGCAACGTGAGAGCATCATATAATAAGTACGCAGCGTAGCATATAAGCTCAAATTCACTCCGGGGACACCTCCGGAGCTGTTGTCATGTCTGGCGATGAAATTAGCAGGAGATGGCTTATCTGCTGAAGAAAGCAGCTAAACACGAAGATATCAGTTACCGGAACTTTTACAGATGAATGGTATATTGGAATAAATGTGTATGGCATGGGGCTTGCAGTAGAAATTCCAAGGCATAATGAAAATTTACAATTATCTGCAATATCGGCAAAGGTATTCAATAATGGTGGATGGTATAATTCAAGTGTTCTTTCGATTGGAAGATGTACTAATCGCTGGAGGATAATTTTAAATGCAAATTCAAGCATGAATTTAGAAAACGGAAAAGCATATCTTATTTCACTTAGTGGAGCGATTTCCTGAAATCACGCGCCAAAAGCAAGTGCTGTAAAACTAACAACTCCGTTAAAAGCAGAACCGTCAGCATTTCTAATTTCCATGTACGATGTCGTACCATCGTTGTAAAAGCCACTAAATATCCTGCCATTAGGAACTGTAATATCTTCAGCTATTACTAGATATAAACTGTTTAGCCCAAAAGAAGCAGCAGTCATTGTAATGTAGTTTTTATTTGCTTCCGTGTATACATTTGAAAAAGATTTAACTACAATTTTGCATGGAATCTTCGTGTTTATTCGACTAATTATTTTCATTTGAGCGCCTGAAATTCAGATGTTGAAATGAAGTTAATTAATAATGCACATATATGAAAGGAGAACACACATGAATATTAATACCTCATTAATCAGCAACAACAACAGCTACGCAGGACAAACGCCTCGGTATATTGTCATCCACAATACAGATAATACAGCCAAAACAGCAGATGCCAAGGCACACGCCACCGCACAGCACAACGGCAATTTTCATGGTTATTCAGCCCACGTATTCGTTGACGATAAGTCAGCATACCAAGCCTTGCCGTACAATCGTGGAGCATGGCATGTTGGAGTAAATTATGGCGGCAAGCTTTTTGGAACTGTAAACAATCACAACTCTATTGGAATTGAAATGTGCATGAATGCTGGTTACAACTACGAAAAGGCATTCCAAAATACCGTTGATGTATGTAAGCAGCTTATGAAGAAATACGGAATCCCAGCAAGCCGAGTAGTGCAGCACTACGATGTTTGCGCTAAGAATTGTCCTTCCGTTATCCGTGGAAAGGGTGACTGGAATAGATTTAAGAAGCTTATTTCCAGTGAAACCGTGACAGTTCCAACCACAAAGCCGACAGTAAAGATTGACAAGTATTACCGTGTCCGCAAGACCTGGAAGGATTCCAAGAGCCAGATCGGGGCGTACAAGTCACTCAAAAATGCAAAGAAAGCTTGCAAAGCCGGTTATTCTGTTTTTGATTGGAATGGAAAAGCTGTGTATTCCGTGACTGCAAAGAAAAGTGTAGCCAAGGTAGCAAAAGAGGTAATTAACGGCGAGTGGGGGAACGGACAAGATAGACGAGACCGCCTGGAAGCTGCCGGCTACAACTACGCAGAAGTGCAGAAAAAAGTCAACGAATTACTGAAATAATAACACTCCCGGGGTTTTCCCGGGAGCTACTTAAATGTTGTATATTCTTCAAATTCGTTTTTTATTTTTGCAAAGTCTTTTCTTCTGATAGGCACAGTATCCCCAGAAAACATAAGGAACGAAGTGTTTATTTCTTTTACCTCATCCATGTTTATTAAGTAGCTCTGGTGGCACCTCAAGAATCTGGAATCCAGTAATTCTTCAATATCAGACAGTTTACATCGTTCCGTATAAACTATACCGCAAGTGCAGTGAATAATGATGTATTTGTTTCGGCTCTCAATATATTCGATATTTTGAAATTCCACCCGATGAATAAAGTCTTTTCCTTTTATCATAAGAGTGCTTTTGCTGATATGTTCCAGAGCATGATTGAAAGCAGTATACATTCTGCCATTTTCAGATCCTTTTATAATATAGTGAATTGGGAGTAAATCAAGAGCTTCAAAAACATACTCTTTGTGGGCTGTCCAGAAAATAATATTTCCATTATAGCCATTTAATCTCAATTCCTTTGCGACTTCAATTCCATTTTCTTCTTTCAAAACGATATCCAAAACCACAATATCATACCACTCGCCATCTGCCACATCATCAATAAGCGGCTGCCCTTTATCATACGGAGTAATCAATGCTTTTATATCACCATTTCGTTTGAGAAAATTATTAATCCGATGCATAAATATATCAATCTGGATTTCGCTATCATCACATATTGCAATTCTCATTCAAATCATCTCTTTTCACGTAAAATTCGCCACCAGAGGTGCTAATTTCGCCATTTCCTGTGTGATTGTATATTTTTTGATACAATGTTATTGTAATACATTAAGATGATAGTGTAAAGGGGATGGATTCATGGAGAAACATAAAAAAATCATAATTGTGTTTATACTGATATTCGTGCAGGCGTTCTTGATTCAATACGTTTACTTCCGCCTGGATCGTAGTATTATCTTTGGGAGGAATAAAACTATCGAAACTGCAAAAGCAGAGGTAAAACAGGTTGTTCATGAACGCTATAAATCCCTCGCAGACAAGCATCCAGCCCCTTTATTTCTATCTATTATTATTACGATTTGGAAAAGCAAAAATCACAATATTTACACAAAAAAACTTATAATTCATAGAAAAATCAGAATAAATCAGTTTGCCAGGAAAGATTTAAGCGGAAACAATTCTATCCCAGTATATGGTTATAAAAACATGATATAATTTAATAAATAAGAACAAATGTTTGGAATATTGGGAGGGATTTACGTGGATTACAAGAAAGAAATTATTGAGATGATACAAGAGATACATAGTGAAAAGATATTAAATCTTATCTATTGGTTTGTTAAAAGAGGATACAAAGAAGAAAGGGCGGGAAGATAATTCCCACCCTCAGAACCTAGAAAATAAACTTTTCAAAGAAATCACACAACAAATCTTTTTTATCGGGCGACAGTTTATCGTATTCAAGAATAATTTTCATGAATCGTGGATCTGTTAGCCCGATTTTCATTGATACATCTGAATATTCTGCATCAATTTCCTTTTCCTCTTTTAAATCCGTTAAATCAGACATTCCAATTCGGAAATAATCTGCTAATGCTCTGATTTTTCCTGTTCCTGGCATTGAATTGCCTTTGCACCACATGTTAAATGTGGAAGGGTTAGTTCCTACTGCTTCGGCAACTTCTTTTTGCTGTTTGCCACTTAATGAAATATACTTGTTGAGATTGTTTGAAAAGATTTTTTTCTGTTCTTCATCTGTCATCATGGTGTTCCTCCTCCTTACATATTGTATTGTACATCATACTAATAAAAAATTCAAGTATAAATTCAAAATAATTGAATTTTAGTGTTGACAATTCAATTAAAATGAATTACAATAAGACCATCAGTTAAGAAAGGAGATGAGCAAATGCCAAAGATTTCATTAGAAGCAGTTCGCGTGAACGCTGGATATAACCAGAAAGAATGGGCTGAAATGTTCGGTATTTCCAATAGTACAGTTGTTAACTGGGAAAAAGGAAAGACAGAACCAACATTATCACAACTTAGAAAAATGAGTGAACTTTCTGGGATTCCTATGGACTTTATTTTTGTGCCCAATAGATTCAATTAAATTGAGTTGAAAATTTATTAAGAAAGGAATTGCATGAAAAAATCAAAAATTGAAATTCGTCAAGTAGATGGCGAATGTGGAATATTTACAGAAATCCTTGTGGACGGTCACAAACTCGAAGGGGTAAGAAGCTTTGAGCTGAAACAGGGAGTTGGAGATTCAGAACCTATACTTTCCATTGATCTGAATGCTTTTGATTTATCTACAGATTTACAATTTTTGAAAGTTAATCAAAATGGAGTAGGTGAAATTGAGGGTATAAAATTTAAAGATAATCCACGGATGATGACTTTTTCACTAGAGTAAGGCTCCCATTTTTCAGAGAGCCAAACAGAATTATTTTGAAGCTTTTAAAATGGAACATTGTTTCGGATTTGAACAACATCCAGTTTTGCTTGCATAATTACACTTAATTCGACCTATTGTGTAATTAGGCGTCAAATCATCCAATGATCCAGTATTAATGAGAGAAGCTTCAATGGAATAATTTTTGTTCTGCTTATCGCAGAAACCATTAAATACCAATAATCATCACCTCCCCTCTTATAGGGAGTATAACACAAGAAAGGAGGAAAATCATAGACGATTTAGTTTATCTTCAGAATGAAGAAGCTGTCTGTGATAGTTTACAGGTGGCTGAGAAATTTGGGAAAAGACATGACAAACTCATTTCCGAAATTGAAAGAATGTATTCTGATTTGATTGGAAAAGGGTGTGCTCAAAATGGTGGAGACCCCTTATTTATTAAAAGCAGTTATGTACATCCTCAAAATAAACAGACTTATCCATTTTATATAATGAATAGGGATGGATTTTCTTTACTGGTAATGGGATTTACAGGGAAAGAAGCCCTTGAATGGAAATTACAGTACATAAAAGCTTTTAACCAGATGGAGAATTTCATTCGTGAGAAATCAACCCAGGTTTGGGTTGAAACCAGAAAGGCCGGGAAACTTACCAGAAAGGCAGAAACAGATACCATTCAGAAACTTGTTGAATACGCCAAAGTACAGGGAAGCAGTCATGCAGAAATGCTTTACATGACATATTCCAAATTAGCAAACAAGATGGCTGGAATCAATAAGAGAGATGAAGCTACGGTAATGCAACTCAACAACCTGTCCTTGATGGAAAATATTATCTTACATGAAATTGATCTCGGAATCATGCAAGGAAAACATTATAAGGAAATATACAAAGACTGCAAGAAGAGATTGGAGACAGTTAAAGATTTGGCTTATCTGGAAGCGGTTTGAGAGGAAAATTCATAAGGAGGGGCGAATATGAGTAATACATATAACGTTCTTTGCGCTATTTTGAAAGAGCTCCAAGCTATTCATAATATCCTGGAGCCCTCTAAAAAGAAACGTATTTTTGAAACTAATATTGATGGGAAAAGTATTTCAAAATGCGTTTCTGATGGAATTACTTCTGCTGTTCAGAAATCCATTCGTGATACTGACGTAGAAGATTAACGGCAATCGAGGTAGATAATACAGTAATGGCAGTTACAAAATTATCTGTATTTTCGATCGTGCTAACTGTTGGGGTGATTAGTTTTTCCATGTCAACAGTTTTTAAAAAATCATCAAAGCTTTTCAAATTAACACCTCCTTCCTAAAGGAGATTATATCACAGAAAGGAGACTAATGAACGAATTACAGATTTTTAATTCGCCAGAGTTCGGAGATATTCGGACAATAACTATTGATAATGAACCTTGGTTTTGCATGATTGATATATGCAAAGCATTAGAAATTTCAAATCCGAGCCAGGCAAAGACAAGGTTAAATGCAGATGGGGTCATTACAAATGAGGTCATTGATGGTATCGGGAGAAAGCAGAATGCTAACTTTGTAAATGAACCCAATATGTATAAATTGATTTTCCAGAGCAGAAAAGAATCTGCCGAAAGGTTTACAGACTGGGTGACAAGTAAAGTTCTCCCAGAAATTCGAAAGACAGGTTCCTACAGAAAACCATTGACGGTTGCCGAACAAATTCAGATTCTTGCCCAGGGCACAGCAGATCATGAGGAAAGAATCGAAAAACTTGAAAATACAATGACAATTGACTACGGTCAGCAAAAATATCTTGGGGATCTGGTTTCGCTAGTGGTTATTGAAGCGTTGGGCGGAAAGAAATCTAATGCCTATTCAGAAATCGGAAAGAAAGTATTCGCAGAATGTAATCGAGATGTGAAATCTTATTTCGGTGTAAACGCAAGAAACAACATTCCAAAATTAAGATATGAGGAAGCTGTGAAGTACATCAAGGGATGGCAACCGTGTACAAATACAAAAATGCAGATTCGCGATTGCAATTATGATATTAATTCAGAAAGAAAATGAGGGTAAAACAGTGAAAGATATTAAAAGCTACGAATTTTATGGAGATAATCCAGAAATTTTTCATTCTCTTGTAGGTTTTGAAATTGCAGATATTTTGTTCACACATACCAAAGAAGAAAATGAGAATGTAGTTGTTGTGAAGTGTGCAAATAAGCAACATGTTGAAATTGATCTTCTCTTTAAAGAAGATGGAATATTTGTTACTGAACCATTTGCGGTGGATGAAGATCTTACAATTATTGAATAGGGGAGGTGAACAAAGAATGTTAGCAGATGATTACGTTGCTGAAAGGTTATACGATTATGATTCTAAAATGTATCAGTTATATCGCCGCAAAAACGGACAGAAGGCAAGCGACCTTGTAGAGAAAGTAAAAAATGAAATTGCCGAATGCGGTCTGTCCGCTACTGAAGCGAAAGGCTTTTTAGAGTACATGAAGATTGTTATTGACGCTCAGTCACATCTTCCCATTCAGAAATAACGGAAGTTTTTATGGTTTCTGCTCCGGGAACATTACCATCATCAATCTCATTTGCGGCATGAAGCATTGAAATTATTTTATGAGAATAAGGATGTTCCTTTCCGCAATTTGGGCACACAACCTTGTCTGTACTTATTCTTTCACTTATATAGTAATCACAATGACAAGTACAGGAAACTTTTAATTTGAGAAACATTTTAACACACCTCCTTTCTGAACACATTATACCATTCAGAGGGAGATAATAAAAGAAAATAGGGAGGAAAAACAATGATTAAATTTGAAAACGGCTTAGTTAATATTTCTGGTAAAGGGATTGATATTCTTTCAGAGTATGCAGTTATCACCCATGAAATTAAAGAGATGTTCGCAAAAAATGGTGGAGAAGAGAAAGAAATAAAAGAGCAGCTTAGACATTCATTTGAGTATGGCCTTATGAACGAGGAAGAACTTGATAAAGAAATCAAGGAAACTTCCAAACAGATAGATGCAATTATTCCGTTTATTTCGCATCTGAAAGAAATGCTTAAAAAATTTGGAGCAAAAGATAAGGAGGACTAATCATGGGAGAAACTAAGAGCACAGATTATATTCCAGAGAACGCCAATGAAGAATATGCACTTCTGGTTGGAAGATTAAAGGCATTTGAAGCTTGGGCGAATAGCGTGAAAGATTATGATTTCACAAAGGACATGGCATTTAGAATGCTTGGGCTTGATGTAGAAGAATCGAAGGAGGAAAAGGAAAAATGAAATGTTTTAAAGGCTTTGACAAAGATTTAAAGTGTAGAGATTTCCAGTATGAAATTGGAAAAGAATACACAGAAGAAAAAGCAAACATTTGTAGTTATGGATTCCATGCTTGCGAATACCCGATGGATGTATTTAATTATTATCCTCCTTCAGATTCCAGATATTGTGAAGTTGATCTTGAAGTGAACGATCAGAAATCACATGATGATAGTAAGAGAGTTGGGAAGAAAATTTCCGTGAAAGCAGAAATTGGAATTGCCGGAATTATCAAAGCTGGCGTTGAATACATCAAAGAGCAAGTTAATTGGGAAGATGATAAGGCAACCAATACCGGAGATCGGTCA